CAATGATTTCAAGCGGTTGCCTGTTACAGGTTTCTGCGATTTCCAGCATGAAGGCAAGCGGCAGATTCATACGGCCTTTTCGGTATTGGGAAATGTGCGAAGTCGAAACGCCCCAATGGCGGGCAAGCGCATAGTCTGAATAAAGCGGTTTGTACGTTTTGAACAAATCCAGCCATTGCGAAGCGGAACGCATGATAAAACAAAGCCTTATGATTAATTCATAAGGCTATTTTAAAACAGCGTCCGGATGCTCGCTAGACGTGCGGATGCTCGCTATTTTTGGCATGGTTGATTGCCGCACATTTCTACAAGTTCTGCTTCTATGGGTGTGTCGTGTTTTGTTTCGTTCATGCGTAGTAAGCAAATTGCAATAATTCCTAACAGAATTATTTTTGTAGATTCAAAGATTAGCCATAGCGTTTTATCTCTCATTTTTTTTCTTTTTCTCGGTGAATTATCATTTCTTGAGCGTCTTTGCTGAATTCGGTTACTAAGACGTCCATTAGTTCAGTCCATTTAATTGTTCTTCCGATTTTTAGACTTGCTTCTATCGCAAGTCTTTCCATTTTTAGCTTTTTTTCCATTTTTATATTGTATGTTGCTCTCTGGTTTGTCATTTTTGTCTCTATTAGTTATTGAGTTCTTAAATTCTATTGCTATTTAGCTACAAAGTTAAATAGTTCTTGCGCTTTTGTGTTATTTGGTGTAATAATTTAAAAAAAGAGTTAATGAACTCATTAGCAATCCTAGCCCGCATGCCGCATGCCGCGCCTGCGCGGCGGCGGCGGCGGGCAGGATTGCTAGAGGAAGCTAGGAAAATGGAAATAATGCCAAAATCATCAAAAATGACAGAAAGAACGAACGGATGCTTGCCGTTTCAGGCAGCCCCCATGAGTAACACGGGGGGTGCTGTAAGCGAAAGCTACGCTCATCTGGTGATGATGAACGGCAAAGTGAAAGAAATAATCCTAAAACGCGGGAATCAACAGGCAGGCTTTATAGACACCCTGACCGTAGTCCTGCATGAAGACACATTTATCAGGGATGACCAATTAGGCTCCTACGAAGAGATAGCAGCGAACTGCTCCGTCGAACTGGCCGAAATAATGGGCTACGGCATCAGCTATGAAAACAAAGGCGGTCGGAATTTTTACGAAAAATCCTACCAGCTTGGCGATGAAGAACATAACTACGGCTTCGTAGCCGTCGGCGGCAGAAAAAACAAAGACACCGTATGTCTGCACTTTACGGGCGAAGGCCTCATAGCCGCTAAAGACGGTTGGGAATCAAGACTTTACGAATTCCTGACCGAACGCGCAAAACAGCCTCGTATCAGTCGTTGTGACGTAGCCCATGATTTTCTGAACGGCGAATACACCTGCGAACAAGCCCTAAAAGACTGGGAAGACGGCGGCTATACCCTGCACCGCTCCAAGCCCATCAGCGAATGCGTGGGCGGCGATTGGAAACTGTACAAAGGCACCGGCAAAACCTTTTATGTCGGCTCGCGCAAAAATGCCTCCCGCTTTGCCCGCATCTATGAAAAAGGCAAACAGCTCGGCGACGAATTAAGCCCGTGGGTTCGCGCCGAAGTCGAATTTAGGGCAAGGGACATCATCATTCCGCTTGATATTTTGATAGCGGCTGGCGAATACCTGACCGCCTGCTATCCCGTATTCGGGCAACTGTTCGCCCAATACGGACACGCGCCGTCCAAGCCTGAACGCATTGAAAAAGAAAGAGAAATATCAATCGCCCATGTGGGAAAGTACGCATCAATGCAGGTTAGCCGTGCCGTCGTCATGTATGAAGAAATGGGCATGACCGACAAAGAAATAATAACCGCACTTAAAAGCCAACAAACAGAAATGCCCAAACGCTTGGCAAAGCAGGCTTTTGACTGTGCCTATCTGTACCGCGATTACATACACCAGGCAGGTCATGTCCCGCGTGATCCGCTTGACTTATATGAATTTGAATTAAGCGGTAAGTTTCGCGCTCAAAAAGCTAGAAAAATGACAGATAGGGAAATAGAACTACGCGGAAGAAAATACAGTCGCAAAAAACTCATGGAAGCGGCAATCTTTCTTGATAATGAAGAAAGGAAAAAATATGAAGAATCCGACGAATATGTAGCCTACGCCCAGCAAAGGGCGCATGGCGTGCCTCATTGCCTTGCGAAATCATGGGTAAAAATGAACAAAGCACATTGATTTTTAAACGCGGCGATAGCTTTTTGAAGGCTTAATCTTCGGGCATCTGCCGAATCTCAAACCTCCTAACGAAAGGAAAATATTATGTTAATGACACTGCGTAAAGTATCTTGGAACAAAGGCCAAACCGACAACGGAATCGAATACGACTATTGCCGTATTGATTGCGATATGCCGATTTACGAAGGCTCTAAAAACGAATTTGGCGTAGACAGTTTTACGCTCGAATTCGGCCCGATGGAACGCCATAAAGAATTGCTGCACCTGAAAGGAAAGCTCCCTGTGCAAGTTGACGTGGCTTATCACGAAGCCAAAAAAGGCAAAAACATCATCCGCGTAGTTGACCATCTGCGCGAAATTAAGCCGGGGGATAAGTCATGAACTTGCCAAAAAAAGAAAGATTGATGACTCCTAGGGAAGTATCCCTTGTCTTTGGCCGTGATATTAAAGATTGCAACGTTTACGAAGTCGTAACCGTCGGCGAAAAAGGCAAGGAAAAGCACTATTCCTACATCATGAAACCACATCAAAGGTTTGTAGCGTAAAGTTTTTGGGCTGGCCGTTTGCCTTGTGAAAACGGTAAAACCTATGACAAAGGAAAAAAATCATGAAAATGATTAAAAAACTGAAAACTGCGGCTTATGCCGCTCCATTGGTCGTAATGGCCGCTCTCCCCATGACTGCTAACGCCGCATTGGCCGAAGGCATCAAAAACGCCATCACTGGCGGTTTTGCCGACGTTCAGGAAGGCGCGGCCTTAATCGTAGTCGGTTTTGCCGCCCTGTTCGGCATCCGCCTGATTATGCGCCTGTTTGGCCGTTAAGATGATATGGGCTATCAGGTAGGTAATAGCTGTCATCAGACACGGGAAGCTGCTGAGAATGCCTACTTCTCGGCGGTTTCCCCCGTCATCACCGAAAACGGTGTGAAACAGCTTATTTATAAAGATAAATCTTGGTATTTCGGCAGCCAAAAATTAAGCGCGTATCTGCCGCAGTGCGACGAAGCGCAAAATTACTTGGCCGGGTATGAAATGATGTCTGCCTTGATTCCTACTGCAATAGTTTTGATGATGGCCAAGGCAATCATAGGTTTGTTAAAAGGTTGATAAATGATTGATATTTACTACTTATTCGGTGCATTACAGGCGGGCATGTTTATTTTCTTTATGCTGACGGTGTAGGGGCGAAAAATGAAAAAAACGATAATGGCCGCAATAGTTGCGGCTTTTGTTTTGTTTGCTCCTTCTGCTTTTGCTGTTACTCCAGGTTACTGTATCGGTAAATCTGATGGTAATTATTATCAAGAATATAGAAATGTTCCGGGTGGTGATGCTATCAAGTGTCAAGGTGGTAAAACATTAAATGCGTGTGAGGGTAATGATGGTAAGGGCTTTCGTCCAATAGGTGGCAGTATTGTAGGTATTTGTAAGGGCGGTAGTTTGACGTCAGATACCTTTAATTACGGTAAAAGGTTATGTGTGCCTCCTGAATGTACTTCTCCGACTTGGTTGCCTGAAGCTAATGGTCGTGCTGTTCCGCCTTCAGGCGGCGGGTCTTCTTCCGGTGGCGGTGGTTCCTCTTCCGGTGGTGGGACATTGGAAATAGTTGATATACCCGGCCAGCAGCCGCCTAAAAAAGACAGCTCCGGCGGTGGTTCTTCTGGTGGTTCTTCAGATGGGATTGGCCCTGTTGGCGGTTGGTTGGGGGATAAAGAGGCGGAAGAACAATCAAAGCAAAAAGCCCGTGAAGAAAAAGAAAAGCAGGAAAAGGAGAAAAAGAAAAAAGATGATGGCGGCAATGTACCTGACCCAAGCGCGCCGCCGGGTAGTACAGGAGGTAGTTATCCGTTTGGAAAAAAAGACTTGGAGTCTGCAAAACGATTGATGGAAGCCTTGAAAGCGCATCAAAAAAGATGGGCTGATAATTGGACGGATATTGCTAATCAGGCAAATAATATTAAATCAAATTTGGCCGATGAATTAAGTCGGTGTGATTTTTATCATAAAAATAATCCTAAAAGGTATGAAGATTGCGTCAAAAATGCGGTAAGTAATGCTGCTGAGAAGTCGGAAAAACTGAATGAAAAAATAGAAGTTTTCAAGCGCATGCAGGCCATTGAAGAAAAAGCCTTAAATGAGCAAATCCAAGAGTTGAACCCCATATCAAAGCTGATTGTTAATGCCTTTTCAGGCTTTACAATTCCTGAAGGCTCCTCGTCTTCCAAAACGACTGAAAAAACAGGCGATGACAAAAATGGAACGACGAAGGAAACCGAAACCGTTACGGAAAAAACAAGTGATGGCGGCGGTAATGGCGGCGGTGTGGTCAATAACTACAACACACAAACCAACAATATCACCACAACCAACAATCAGACTATAAACAATGAAATAGTCAATAAAATTGAAACTCGCGATTATACGGGTGCTTTGAATGCCCTAAATGGCTCTTTACAGGCTTTGAGCCGTGATATTGAGGGTCAAACCAATGTTTTAAACAACAGTTTAAATCTTGGGTTTGCGGGTTTGTCGGGCAGATTGGGTGAGTTGATTGCAAAGGTCGATAAATTAGATTCTGGCAATGGTGGCGGTTCAGGCGGAAGCGGTGGCGGTGGAAATGTTGCCGGAGGTAACGGTTCCGCTGCCAAAGCTTCGGGTGAAGGCGACGGCCAGTCTGATTTAGAAGCGTTTTGTAAGAAACATCCCAATACCCTTACTTGTGCGGAATTTAACGGCAACATGCCCGAAGAAGGCGACTTTTCGGGACTTATCCCGAAAAAAGAAGTGCCGATTGGCTGGAAATTTGAAGATTTTCTAAAAGGTTCTTCGGCTAAATGCCCTGCCCCAATGAAATTAAGTACAAAGCTCGGCGTAATAAGCCTGAGTTGGGACGGTTTTTGCGAGTTCCTCCGCATGGTTCGCGGCTTCGTCATCATGGCCGCATCCGTTACGGGAATTATGATTGTGCTGAAAGGACAATAAATGCCAGCGTTTTTAATACCCGTCATCGGTTTTATTGCCTCGTGGGTTGTGCGGGCAATGATAGTAAAGTTTGTTGTTGCCTTAGGAATCGGCTTGACGGTCTATAAGGTGTCAAGCTGGGGCATTGATGAAATGAAAAACTATTTCTATCAGGGCTATCATCAGCTTCCCGCCGCTTTGCTTGACCTGCTCAATATAGGCGGGTTTGAGTTCGGCATAGAGATTATTTTCTCGGCCATTGCTATTAGGGGGGCATTATTGGCCGTCGATTCGTTTACTAAAATGACGATTGGGGGCAGTTGATGATTTATCTGATTACTGGCACGCCTGGAACGGGTAAAACATCAATGGCCGTCGATATGATTTTGAGTAACAAAGACGGCCTGTTTACGATGGAGGCGGAAGATGGGACAAAAATAGATCGTCCGCTCTATTTTTGTCATATAGACGGCTTGGATACGCGCAAATTCAAAGCCCACGAACTGACCGAAGAAGAATTGCA